TTAGGATGTAAATAAATTCTTCTCTAAATGTCTACGAGTCAAGAGGCCTTTTGATTCAACTTTTACAAATTCATTTGGGCTGATAGGTGAAGGAATTGTCTTAAATCGCCATCGAATGAACTCATTTGCCACAAGTTGTTTATTATTTTGATTGAGTAGCTTAAGTAGCGTAGATGTCCTAAATCTTGTAATGCCAATATTGTAGATGAAACTTACTATTGCAGTATATTCATTATCATTAAGGTTAATTTTTATTAACTGGTTGATTTCATCTTCGATATCTAAAATATCTTTTAAAAAAAGCTCTTCAGCTTCTTCTTTAGTAATCTCCATTCCAGGGCTTACATCTTTTGTAGTTCCATATCCTATGGTCCATTTTCCAGCGCCACATTGGTAAGCCCTGAGCCTGAGACCTTCCCTAGCTTTGATAAATTTACAACCTTCATCGCTTAATTGCATTTCTGTGACAAACCTTCATTTTTTTATTTGGAAGCGGGTTTTCGTGACTGAGTATTTTTATCTTTATCTAGAAGATCTTGTAGCTGATGAACCTGTTCGACGGAAGGAGCAGAATATCGCAATTTAAGCTCAAATTGATCTGCGATCTCATCCAGTTTTGATTGGGCTTGACGAATACTGTTTATTGCCTTTTCTCTACTTGATTCTTTTGAGAAGTGAGCTCGTAGGAGAAGCAAAAATATTTGAAGTACAGCAAGTAAAATTCCAGTCATTATTTTAAAATACTTTGATCTATTTCTCGCGGAAGAGAAACAAAGACCCTTGCTCCTGTCGTCATTTTTACGGTTTGATTGGTAGGGGTTTTCCATCTCCACACAAAATTTTCATCCTCTTCATTTTCGATCAAACTAATGTAAGTCTTGCGAATAACGTGCATAAAAATGTACCCATCAGCATATGTTTTCTGGGGCTCTCCCTCTGGGCTTTTATAATGTAGGGCGATACTCACGCCCCAAAAACCTCGATCTTCCAGGTGAAAATCAGCTTTATTTACAATGTCAGACCACTTTACCATTGCATGTGATTCGCCCTTATTTATTTTGCCTTCATATGTTGGCCGACCATCGGGAAAGTAGATTCTAAAGTAAACGCATGATTCATCGTCACAATTAAGTTCAGGTGGTGCGTGAATAAAAAGAAATTTGTCTGCGGCACTTCCTTCTGCCATTCGACAAACTAGATAACCTACGCTTACTTGTTGCCCACAACCAGACATCAGTGCTGTTAAATCATTAAGACCTACAGCACTCTGTGGGTCAACTCGCTTTATCGAGTGAGTGCAACTGCAAGAGATAGACGATAAAATAAATAAAAGGGCAAATACAAACTTAGACAAATCAATTCTCGTCAGTAAGTAGTTTGTCCACTTCTCGTTTTGATTTAATTGCTTCGCCTTTTAGAAAATTTCGGAATGTTCCAAAAATAGAATTTGTCTTTAAACTTGTATTCTCTCCAATAATCTCAGACAAGAGAAATAGAACCATAAAAATGTAATGCATATTAGATCTTAGGAAATCGATCATAAAGTACCTCCATTCAAAGGATGTAGCACTCTATATCTCTTATGAGAAGTACAACAAAGTTCACGCCGTGCAGTCAAATAGGGTCACGGTACCTTGTAAATATGGTCCAAATAATAGGTTTGGGGAAATTACAATTTCAGCCTTTTCAAGGCCAAACACGATTGGAAGAGCTAGGCAGTGATCAGCTATCATTAAATCGTTCTCATAAATTGTATAATTCAGCCCCAGTGATGACTTTAAATCAGATTCGTTTTTTGAAAGCCCACTACTGCGTATAAGGCCGTGCTCTATTGTAATTCTCATTTCATTACCGTTCAGTCTTGTATTGACCTTGAAGACTGGTCGAATCAATCTCAAATAGATGCTAGTGAGGTTCTTTTGAGCTGTACTTTCTAAGGAAAGTTTTGACGGATTTTTTAAAAACTCACAAATAACTGGAATTGAACTGCCTTTATTAAGAGGGATATTAGCCAAATCATCATTCAATTCTAGCGCAACTAAGAAACTAATTGGCTTATTAGATGAAACGGTTATCCCAATCTTTGATTTTTGATTAATATCGCCTTCATAGAATACTTTACCGCTTTGAATCAAATGATCTAAGGCTATCGCAAATTGATCAGAGTTTGCATTGAGGCGTATATTCTGACTTTCAATGAATTCACAAATCTCCTCTTGCACATGATTACGCCACAAGGCCGTGGGGTAAGTCATAGGGATGTGATTGGTTTCATCATAAGATGAAAAACTCTGCTGGTTATTTCTCATAGCATCTTGAATCCGAATCACAAAATAAGCTTCCAGTCTGAAATAGAAATGCTTTTAATATAATAATCATCCGGTGGCGAAATGGCTATGCATAGGTGGCCCGAATCATCAAAGAAAAACGCGGTATCCTTGATATGTTTTCCTACTGGATGGTATGTAACCATTCCCTTGTGAAAGCTGATTTCATTGTCTACTTCGTAGGTTATTCTGCCATAGTGAGGCAAAATGCCATAAGGAGATATCTCTAATGCTGAATAATGTACAGTTCGTTCAAAAGTAGAATTGTCAAAGTTATTTGACGTGGAAAAGTACCATTGATTGAGCAGATGTGAATAGATGAAATAGCAACGCTGTGTAAAGATGAGTTGTTCTGTATCTTCGATGTAAGCGACGCAAGCGTCAAGAAGGAAACTCACCGCTTTAGTTTTTTGATTATCAATTGAGATCGATTCTAGTCGAATTACAGAATTTTTAAGGTTTTCGTTTTCCTCTTTCGTCATTTGAAATGTTAGAAATTTAGAGTTTGGCCTGAGTCTTTTTGAAAGATCGGTAAACTGATTCCATGGCTGAGTGCTTGATGTAGTAACTTTCGTTTCTTCTAATTCAACTAAATTGCAGAGTTCATCTTGAATCGCATTCAGTGCAGCAACATAGACTTTCTGATCTGAGGGCTGGTTGAGATTCAACCAGCTTACGTCACGTCTTATCATAATTTTGCTCGAATCAATCTAAAGTGAGATAGGGTTAAACTTCCTTCATATTCTTTTTCGTTCATTGCACTGGTAGTATACTGAAGCACACCAGTTGTAGGAACAATGGACAGAGTATGAGGCTGCGTCATTGTATTTCCAAAATCTCCTAGGCGACTTGTAAATAGTGTCCAGGTTTTACTATATCGATTGAAGGCAGCGTAGTGTTCAAGAACCCACGTGAGTGGAGGTTGTTGAAATGATTTTCTCTGGCTAAAAGAGTAGAAAGTTGCAACTCTATACTCATTGGAGTTGAGCGTTAAAGGCAGATCTGTCACTGCTGTTTTTCCATTTTCAATCGGAAATTCATGCTTTCTTCCTCCATACTCAAGCATATCCAGAACCGCCAACTGCAGTTGATTATTGATGTCTTGAAGTGAGCCCTTGCCAAACCGCGATTCAATCACATTACAAATTTCATCTTGTACAGAATTAAGCCATTTTGCTGTCAGTTTTGTTCCTTTAATATTACGGGCACGATCAGGCTCGACAAAAAGTCCGGTGTCAGTAGCACCATCTTCTTTTCCTACTCTTAACATTGTTCCTCCTTAGGGATTGGATAGATAAATTCTGGACTTACTAGTATAGGTTTGATTCGGTTGACTAATGCCTCAAAAATTGGATCTTCCCATGAAGCTAAATAACTACCTGTTTCCCCTCCTGCCCGCAGTTGATAGGTCTGTATATTTGGTATGATAAAGGTCACGTTCCCACTCGATTGGGATAAGGTAGATGCATCAAGTGAGTCGTCCTGGATTTGAACGTGTGAATAATCATAAGCATCAAATACTGCGAACCATCTTGAGAGAGTCATCGCATTCTTTGCCCCAAGTAACATTGGAACTAGCTTCTTTGGCACACCCAGTCGCTTTGATAGTTCACTTTGGTAATCTAGGTTTGATGCGAAATCAGCTAGGCCGCCAGCTTCGGCAGTAATTCGCTCAATTTCAATCGCAAGAGCGCTCATTAGGTGGTCCATCATAGACCCCTTCTCTATTTCCCAAAATGACCCACGCGGCAAAAGACTTTTAAGAAGCTCTTTTACGTGCATTTAACCCCTCCGAACGTGGCAATAACTTCTAAAGTATTGGCCGTTGATGTTGTCGGCGATCTTAAGACAAATTGTCGTCCTCGGAGCGACTTTTCAATTTGATCAATTATGAGTGGAACAGAGATGGTTCCATATGGTTTTGATTCATTGAAAAAAAATTTCTTTAAATCTCTCTCAAGAGTTTCTAGAGCCTTTCGCTTGTCTTCATCCGAAAAATCCGGAAGTTCAAGTTCTACTAAAATTGGGTTTGCCTTGAGAGTAAAAACAGTGAGTCCAAATCCTACTGGACATTTAGATTTCAAATGAGACTCAAGCTCTTTTATTTTCTCTATAGTTGGAATTGGAGCTGAATAGTTATCTACAAAAAAGCTCACGCCGACGCTAGGAACGCCCAGATAGTTAGGATTTAAAAATACCTTTGAAACTCCTACTACTTCTTTTGACCAAAGGATAAAGTCTTGCTCAGATCCACAAGATCCTGGCGATGAAAGAGAGAGGAGAATTCGCTCTCTTAAAGAGGCATCTGATTCTAAATCGAATCCTTCTCTCACGCCAGGTGGCTCAACAAGTGCTTCTGATTTCACGCCTGCGATGGATTCTATAAGAGTAAGAACGGTGCCTTCTATAGTGTTCGACGTACTCCCTGCTTCTTCAGCCTCGATTTCCACAACAGCAAAGCCATTCGTTATCTGCTTTTGGGTTTTAGTGAGATAGAAGATCGAATCATTTCGAGCAACCCTTTTTCCCTTTGGAATGATAACTCCGTTTTTATCAGAACTGAACTTTAGAAACCCTCTTGCTTTTGACGGTGGTCTCCTTTTAATTGCCGTGCGTCTTGCCCAAGCTTCAAGCGCGTCTCCTTCGGCGGTGTCGGGAAAGAGATTCTTAGTAATGTTTTCAAGATGCCCATGAATCAGATAGCTTGCACCGGCAAACGCTTGAGAAATAGCATAAAGCACAGAACGCCTTTCAAGCGGAAGCGAAACCCCTAAATATATACCTAGGTCTGAGGATATGCGAACAGAAATATCTTTGAGAGTTGGCCGATTAAATATCATACAAAAGTCTCAAATCGATGTGGGGTTTTATGCCTTTGTCCCTTTAGATCAATAGTGATTTTAATGTCTTGGTTAGAAAAGCTGACCCCTATTTCTACTTCTAACCCTGGTTTTTTCTTAATCCATTCAAGCGCTTCTTGGGTGTAATAGAAGGCTGAATCCAGTGTTTCATCCTTTTTTTTAGCCCTTCGTAAGGTAAAGAGATATGAACCAATCTCATCCCCTGGATATAATGCATCGGCCCACCAGCCTGAGTTCTCTTTTTCTAAACTAGGAAGGTCAATTCTCAGATTTGTACAAAGGCTCATCCAAATGGAATTTTTAAGAAAGTTGTCTTCTGTGTATTGAAAAAGTTCTAGTGCAGGTACTGCTGCTTTCTTAAAAATGTCCGCTGAAATATCCCTCATGCACTCCCCTTTTGAAAGGTTTTGAGTCTTTTCTGAATCTGATTAAGATCCGCTTGAGATGACTTATCGATAGAACCTTGAGGAATAGAGATAGGTCCGGCTGCTGAGCCATTCAGACATGGCAAATTGGCTTGAACCGTTGGAGTTTCAATAGCAATTGAGTTAATTTTATCAATCAACTCCACTAAAATTGAAATCAGTTCATTTTTGTTATTTTGAATAGCTATCTTCCCACCATCCTCCACAATCACTGACGTACCATCAGATGCAGTCATAGTTGCCGATCCGGGTAATAACGTAGGCTTGCTTAAATTCTTTCGTGTAAGTGCAATTGCAATACCCCTCGACCTATACCCATCAGGAAAAAGTATCAGCGCTTCAGGAGCATCCCCAGGGTTAGAATAGAACCCAAACGGTTCTATTCTTTCTATTCCATCTTGTATATCTTCTTTTTGAAACTGAACTTGTAATGTATCACCTTCTTTTGCTTCTACACGGCCTCGTGCAATGAGTTGAGAGAATCGCGCGTTAATTGGCCTTAGTATTTGCTGTAAAATTGATTCAATAGTCACTTGCTTTCCTTCGTAATCAAATCTTTTAGATTGTTCTCTTTAATGAAAAGAGTAGGATCTGCTTTGAAGGCATTCGCTGGAACACACTCTAAAACAGTTTGATGACCAGACTGATCCAGCTTAAATGTGACATCTGAGATAAGAAATTTGCCATCTATCCCAAGGGCTGGAAATAATGCTTTAATAGGCACATTCACTTCCCATAGTTTTCCGCCTTTTGAGATCCAAGTCGGTAAAGTTAATTTCAGTTTTTCACCTTTTGCAGCCCTTACACTATTTTCCCAATCCACTCGTTTTTGTGCCGAACCCGCATTCGCATACCCTTCTGAACTTATAGTGTACGGCCTAAACCTTGCGACTGATTCATTTGATGAGTGTGCTAGTAATTTCGATTCATTAACGCTATTTCCGTAATTTTCTGCATAATTTGGAATAAACATGTCATATTCGGAATACATTCCTTGAACATCGATGCTATATTCACATGCAAGAGCTTCAGATATGATCTCTTGAGGAACAAGATCTAGTCTAGGGCGAGTGATTACAAGTCTACCTTCGCCATCTGTAGTCAACAGAAGCCCGTCTAGTGCAGCAAGTCTTGAGAGCGCTGAAAATACTCCCTCAAATTCGCTTACGTGGAATGCGGGATGAAGGTGTGAAGATTGAAATTCAAAGTCATGCTCAATATCAAATTTCATCAATAGCGACTCAAGAATCTTTTTAAAAGTAACTTTTTGAAATGACTTACCACCCTGCCCACTTGGGCAATCAATCAGATCCGCAGTTTTATCTCGTCCTCTCACATGAACGACATGATGATCTTTGTTAAGCTCACTTTGGATACTTTCAATAAAGCCCGTAATTACTGGAGTATCACCTAACAAAATTTGACATTCTCTGTGAGGCGCAATTTTCCATCCTTTCGGAACAGGTCGATCTACAGGTCTAATCCCAAGTTCAAAAGAACCTGAAAGGGCGATTAAGCTTCTGCGAATATTTACCGTTATCCAACCCGTGTGCTCGGTGCCATCTACGACGAGTTTTACTTGCGGTTCATTCATAGACTGGCACCCATATAAGCTCGTGAGCTCTAATTTGAGCAGGGTTCAAATGAGAATTTGATTCACAAATCAACTTTTCATTGCCGAGATCGCCATATAAATCATACGCAAGCAGAATCGAGTTGGTGCCAAAAGAGGGGGTATAAGACTTGAGCTTTGCGTTATTCAAGAGCTTTTGAAAATGCTTCATCATTTCAATTTTTAAGCTTTGGACTGATTCGTAAAGCTCAACCGGGGGATAACTATAGAGAAATTCATCTGTGAATTTTAAAAATTGATCCCTCATTTCTTCTATTTTCTTAGGATTTTCTAGGTTGGTTTTCAAAATGGCATCGCTTGCATAAGCAATTCGAGATGCATCTAGGGGGCTGATAGGCACTCCTGGAAACCGGCTGAGTAGAATTGAGACAAATATGTCGGGTGCTGGGACCTTTTCAGGCGTTTTAAACAGATTTTTTATCGATTCCCATAACTTCTGTGGTTCTGCTAAGAAATTGCCTATCGCATCTTTGTTTTGATCTATTGTTACCCGTAGGCCTTCGAATCCTTCTCGAATTCTCATGAAAGGAACCATTTTATCTTCGAGTGCCTCTGTATAACCATTAAGAGTATCAATATATTCCTCTAAGGCATCTTCACCCGCCGTAAGGCTGTCTGAAATAAATTTAGATACCGCACCAAGAGTACTTTCAATGGTTTCACCTAGTATAGAAACTGACGTCGATTTTACTTGTTCGTATGGAATACCAGCATCTACAAGCTGCATCTGAACTCGAATAAAACCCATTTCAGTGTTAATTTCGATGATACGGTAAGCTATGCAACGAACATTAACTGTTCCAACATACGGATGTTTCAGAACTGCAATTTCGTTAGGTTTTTCTAACTGTTCTACCAGTTTTTCCTTATTCACTTTATAGTTTTGCCCAGCCAAATAACCTAAAATGGAATACTCTTTACCTTTCATGCCTAGATCTTCAGTAAATGGTCTAATTTGGTAAGGAAATTCGTGTTTCACAACACGATGCCCACCTGCCACTTCATCCATTTCCATATAAAATGGAACACCGTTATAATACGCTCTATATTGCCTACGCTTTCTTAGAATCATTGCCCCACCTGCAGGCTTCCTAAGTTAAAGTGATAGTCTCCTTGATTTTGAAGAATTTTGAGCTGGGATGGAGCATCAACAAACTTAAGAGTAATTTCTCCTTTTGATGCAGATGAGAAGGTCTTTGGATCTATTTTGACAACTGTGTCGCTTCTAGCCTGGGATACTTCTTTCAAAAGTAGTGATTGAAATGCATTATCTTTCTTTTCTTTAGTTTCGCTTTCTTGCCATGGAAGAGGTTCATTCTTTCTATCCTCTCCTTTTTGCTTGTTGAGATCGGAATTCTTAATCAAGTTCTGATACCCTAAGTAGGCCCCAGCTCCAGCAACTGCAGTAACGCCCAGAGCACCGACACCCACAGCAGCCCCCACAGGAGTAGCAAGAAAAGGTAGGAGTCCTCCAAGAGAAAGAACTCCAGAGAAAACTTGGGCGAGCCCCATAACGCTAGCAAAAAGGCTTTTTGTGAGGCTGATCAATACGCTACCGGCAAGAGCAGTAACAGCTAGTCGTAAAACTCCCACTTTTTCAGATAAAAAAAGTATGGCCTCCCCTATAGGTTTAAGAGAATCTGTCAGTCGTTCGAGTTCAGTGGGCAGCTGATTACCGAGCTTTTCAAAAAAGATCCCAATTGAGTTAGAATTTTGGTTTATCCACGTTGTAATTCTATTTAACATTTCAGTGAAGCCAGGCAAAAACTGCGCTCCAGCAACTGTATGAAGCTCCTCAAGTGACACTTTTAGTTTTGCGGTAGAGGCCAAATACTTTTCCGCATTAAGTGTGGCGAGGTCCAATCCACTTTTATTCATAGCTAAGTGAATCAGCTTATATTCATCTCGAAGCTTTTGAAGCTTAGGTACCCCCTTGTCAATCAGAGGCAGGAGTGCTGTGTCTCCCAGAGTCTGGGTCGCCATTTGTGCCCGAATTTGGGGCGACTGAATCGCTTTTAACTTTTTGAAAACCTCCATCAGCATTTCATCAGAGGCCTTAATATTACCAGATTTCGCGTCTCTAAATGAAAACCCTCCCTTAAGCGCGAAAAATGGTAAACCTGCGCCTGTGTTTCCTGCCGCCACTTGGAATGCAACTTGATTGAGATGAGAGAGGGCCTGAGCGATGTTTTCTTTACCTGCCCCCATAGACTGGCTGGCATATTGAAGCCCTCGTAAACCTTCAGGAGAAATTCCTATCTGTTTAGACTCCCTAATCCAATTGAGATGATTTTCTGACATCGATTGGAAGGACTTCATGGAGAGATATCCCATTCCACCTATGGCAAGACCTGATCCAGTGATTAGTCCAAACGTCGAGCGCATCGCAGATCTTAGATTTGAGACTGCAGACTCTGCATGCACGGCCCCTCTTTCCAGGTGCGAAAAGAAGCCTCGAATTCCGGAAACGTCAGAAAATACGCTCATACTTTTCTTCAATGCTTCAGTCGAGTCCGACAAGGAATGAATTTTTGTTTTTTTTCCTATTTTTTCCTGAAACTCACTTAGAGACTTAGATTGCTCTTTAATCTCCCTTGATGTTCTATAAACATTTTTCGCAATTCCTCCTAAGACACTGGATACAGCATCCAGTGCAAATAGTTTTACTGAGACTGAGAATTGCGGCGAAGTTGGCATAAAGTGTTAAGCTGGTTACTCCAAAATTCAAGATCCCATGCAGTCATTGAAAACAGCTCTGAGGGCTGAAACCTAAAAAAATAAGCAAGGGCTGCAATTAGTTCATCCCAGTTTTTTGGGAATTGGGAAAAAAAGAGGAGACTACCTCCACACATCTCATTGCATCCTCAACATTCAAATCATCAATTAGCGCTCCTGGTTTCCCTGATAACTGTGAGACCATATCTAGAAGCTCACTCATTGATGGCTGAGCAGAGAGCTTTCTCAAATCTTTTGCTTTCATTTCACGAAGGCTAAGAGAAGTAATCGTATCGCTTCCCCAAGAAATGGGCTTTGTAAGCTTAATTTCAGTTGTTTCCATATCAATCTCCTATCTGATTTCTGTAACTGTTCTCGATTCCATTCTAAAATTAATGTTAGCCTCTTCAGTATTTCCCTCGCTGGTGCCAGCATACCAGGCATCTTTAAAAACGATGACCTTGCCATTAGCGAGTTGGAGAGTCACTGTTGCATCATCTGTCTTAAAAAGTGCGGCAAGATCTAAATCTGATTGATCGTAGATCTCTCCTTCAACAAAAGGAGCTGACTCCATCACCTCTTTAAATCCCTCTACTCCCCCATTTGAGTTGAATAACGGCTGTTTTCTTGGGAGCCCAAGCCCATATTTAAAGCTACCTTTAGTGGCATATCCCTTGCCGTCTATACTGAGATGAATCACTCCTGATTTTCTATTATTCATATTTTAGACCTTAAATAAGAAAGCTAATTTTGGCCGCAATTACATTGAGTTGAGAAATGTATTTTGGTTCCAGATAAAAATCCAAACGAGTTGGCTCACCTGATTTTCGTTCTACAATCAAAGAGTTTTTAAATTCATCAAGTCCAGTGACCCAGCCTTTATCCATCCAGGATTTAAACAGATTTACCGCTTCACTCTTTCCTATTTTTGGAGTGAGCGTTTGAACCCCTGTTGGATAAAATACACCATCATCCGCTAGTTTCGCTCTGGCGTATTTGGATCCAAAATAGCTTACGAACGAATGTCGAATCGCCATACTAACTAAAAGTGTATTGGTATAAAGATAAGACTCATCGGCCTCATTTAGTTCATTTTTATATGTTGTCACCAAAAGCTCAATTCGCGGTAAATTGGCATTTTGAGAATACCAAGTGCTCACTCCCTTCTGCAGCAAGGCTTCTCTTTCAGATCGAGTAAACCGATCTTCTTCTGTGCCAGGATGAACCCCTTGGATTGGGCAACTTTTGAATGGTGCTGCTGGATCTTCTTGCCCATATCTCGCAACTACCCCAGTAATCGCGGCAGACCAAATAGCCTCAGAAATCTCTTTTTCTCTTCCTGCTGCAAAAAGTGTAATATGAGGCGTGGTAAGCTCATTCCTTTTCTTAGTGAGCTCTTCTACGTCTCCTTTGATTGCACAAATCATGTGCCCTTCGAGTTGCCTATGTGGAGAAAATCTTTCATTTAAGTCATTTTGTAGATCTTTAAGTAAGTGAGAATACGGATTCGCTATCAAATGAAACTGAACGTCTTTAATGTTTTTAATCAAATCTTTTAAGTCGGTAGCATTCTCTGGAATTGCAACAGCATAGACACTTGAATTAGACGCGTTCGCAAAGAATGCCTCTGACATTTGATGGAGTACAGAATTAGTTCCAAATTTGTCAGCAGCATCTTTAGGACTTTTGATTGCATATGGTTTATTAAGTTCCGCTTTATCAGTTTGAGTACCGATGAGTAGAACTCGGTAAATTAAATCGAAATCATACTTTTGAGCCTTACTGTTATCAAACTCCACATAGATAAATGGAAGTCTACTCTTAGGTACATCCTTAAACTGGATAGTCATTTTTACTCCAATGGATCACTTTTTTAGTAAAATCTGTCACTCTGAGATAGTTCGCTGGATCTGATGGTTTGGCAAAATAGCTGAGCTCAAAGTTCATACGAGCGAGGCCTATCAACTCCTCACCTTCTTGATTGATCCCAGTTTCTGTTGATCTCAAATGAATCGATGTAACCAAATCCCCTAAGAATCGATCTCGGATGAATAGATTTTCAACTCGTGCCGTAATGTCATCCATCAGCCATGTCAGCTCTGTTGAATCCCCAAGGATCACTTCGACAGATAACTCGGCTCTTTTTTTTGCTTCCTGCGTTGATTCTGAAGAAAGTTCAGACTCTTCTTTTGGGATCGAATAAAGAAGAAATGGCACCTCAGTTTCTTGAAATGGAAGTTGCCTTGAGTCATAAATCGTAAGCTCTCCACCAAACTCTGATAGAAAAGACTGATAAAGGTACTTTTTAATTTCCTTTCGTCGATTCAATGATTGATCCTATCCACTCTTTTAAGAATGAGCTTAATTTGACCTTCTTGATTGGGCTCAAGGTTTACTATTTTGTACCAATAATCCCCCAACTTCATGCGATCCTGAAGCGCTGGCTTGACGCCTAAATCCGATTCCTGAATCTCAAAGACGGTCTGTGAAGTTGATATTTCTGAATCAAAACCTGCCTCTTTAACAAGCGTGTATGGTTGAGAAAGAATTCCTCGCACCTCTAACTCACCCTTTTCTTTGCTATGGTAAGTGGCAGTTTCTCCAAAAACGCTTTGACATGAACGAAATAGGAGTTTAGAGGATGCCCGAAAACTCATAGTGCATCATTCTCTTGTGTTGGCACTCCAAGAAGTCGAATCTTAATTCTTCCTGTTTTCTCAGGTACCGTTTCAGCGGCTATACCAATGAGACGATTCTTTTCAGGAATTGCTGTGACACATTTTTTATTCCCTTCCCAATAGAGCGTCTGCCCAACTTTGGCTTTTGACTCATCCATAGGAAGCTCGTAAACACCTACAACAAAAAGCTCACCAGACTGCCCCTTCCGAAGCAAAGGAGAAAGAGCTCCGGTTAATGGATCAGGCCTTAGTTGTGTAGAAACAATTCCAAAAATGTTTTTTAAAAAGTACCCTTGTCCTGGAAGTAGCGGCGCATCTTCATCGTGGGTAAATGTGAGTGAATCACCACTATAAATAAAGTTTTTCATTGCTTAATTTCCTTTCAAATCGTTTCCAGCCCCAAATCGATACCAGGATCGCCACTCAATTGCGCCTACTCCATATTCCAGCCTGCATACATAGGTAATTCCACCTGTCCCAAATTGCATTTCTGAATCTAAAAAGGGTCCCTCTTGCCCTTCTAAATAGGCCAACTCAAAAATGTCAGACTGTGCAAGATCTGTCATAAGATACCAAGTGTTTGTCGAATAAGCGTCAAGACGAGGCTCAGCTACGATATTCAGAGCACCAGCAAAAGGATTGATTTGGGTTTCAACTGCTGCATTTTTCGAGGACATTAAACTATAGAGCATCGACTGACCTAAATACTGCTGAGCCCTAGTTTCTAGCGACGCTGGAACGAGTAGAGTTTTTGGAATAAGATTTAAAACTCGTCCTTCTTGCCCTTTTTGAAGTCTCATCGCCGTGCGACCTATATTCAAAGATTTGAGATCAATTTCTGATTGAGGACCCACGTTGAAATGTTTTTTTTGATCAAAGAGTCGTCCATCGCTCATGATTGGATTATTGCAAAGTTGGTTATATACCGACTCACTGATGTGATCCGCACTCGCCCTAGCCAAAAGAGTGCTTGTTCGCTGTAGAGCCGAGAGGTCATCAGACACTAATGTTTCCCTAGTAAGTGATATTGCTTTCCCAAATGTGCTCGGTTTATAAGACTCTTGAGTTTCAGAAAGTGTTCCTTTTCTGAATTCCCCTTGTTCGTTGAGTGGTTCAAGAAGTGGCGCCTCTCCTAATTGAATGCGGTAAATGGGTTTAAAATCTCGAGTAGTCACAGTTCTAGTAAACGCTTGATAAGTAGCAGGAGCGGATTCAAAAGACTCCCTCATGGATTTATTGAGGACATTGTTCAAAATCATCGGAAAATCCGATGTTGCATTCATTGCTCGCTCAGCAACTCTAATCGGAGAAATCCCATAACCTGTCATTGGATAGGATCTTTTGATACACTCTTGTCCCGCTTCTAAAAGAGAAATTCCGTGATATTTTCGACCAAAATCATCTAGCTTGTGTTTCGAATTCAGCCGATTGAGAATAGCATTTTCAAGTCCTTTTTTTCTTGAGTCTGACTCATCTTGGTCGCCTGCCCTGATATCGATGTGATTCCGAGTTTCAGGAGTTTTTCCTTTCTTCATCTCCTCAATAATTAACTTGCGAGCCTGATCTAAAGAGGTTTCGCTAGTAATCAATCGTTGTGAGAAATCATCACTCAGACCTGCTGCACGAGTTGCGCTCTGAATCTCTAGGATTCTCTCTCGTTCCTGTTTTATATTGGGATGAATGTTCATTCTAACCTGTACTCCTTCATTCAATTTATTTCTGATTTGGCTTCGTGCGTCAGCTGGAATTCCAACTAGGCTAATTTCAACTGGTTCCCATTCAACGGCCGTCTTTGTAAGAACACCCTTTTCTAATTGATCTTCAAAGCGGTGAACCTTATAGCCAACACTCGTATTTTTTAAAATTCCATCTCGCACGTCCTCCAAAATACCTGCGACGTCTGGCCTTCCTGAAAATCTAACAATGGCTCGACCCTCATTTTTTTCAGAATCAATCCACGCCTTTTCAATCACGCCAATCACATCAGATATGCCATCGCGACTGTGGCTATTAAGAAGGGGAGCACTTCCAGAGTTGAGTCTTTCGAGATTTACAGCTGATGGATCAAGACTGAGTCTTTCAACGTAACTATTACCATTTTCATCAACTCTTACGACGCCTGCGCCTGTTGTCCAGACAAGCTCAACCGTTCGGCTCGAGCTTTTGCTCTTTCTTGCCTCAGCTCTTTCCTTTTCTTCTTCAGATGAATCATCATCGTCATTCTTTGTCTTTTCATCATCATCTTCTTCGTCCGTTTCATCGCGATCTTGATTTTTGCTATCATCCTCGTTGTCATCATCTTTGTTACCTTCTCGTTCTTCTTGTTTTTCTTTTTCGTCCTCATCAGCCTCGGAAGCTCGCCCTTTAATCTCGGTTCTTGTGTAGAAGTTACTTTTAAGATTCATTGGCGGCCTCCTAAGACTGAATGGGTTTTTGAGATGCTTCAGGTTTTTGGTCGTGCGAAGGATCGCACTCTAGTCTGAGTCCCAATTGTTTTAAGGTTTTAAAATCTGATGCAAGCTCTTCAAGATGAGATTGGGGATCTTCTCCCAGCTCACGAAGTGCTTCACTCAATGTCATAAGCCCACATCGCATGGCTTCTTTGATACTTTCTGTCTCTTCCGAAACATTCAGCATCTCGCGCCTAGGGGGTGTGTAAGAAACTTCGACATCAGAAAGATCAATGCCTTGAATGGTAAGTCCTCTTTCAAAGAGTTTCCAAACAGGACTGCAAAGCTGTGGAATCAACATCTGCCAACGCCAGGAGTCGATATTCTGTGACATCTGAAGATGGCCCATGCGGCCAGATGAGTAATTCACTGTAGAATAGTCTTGATTCAGAACTTCAAATGTAATCCCTAGTGATGTGGCAATTGATCGTAGGATATGGTTGCAATACTCGCTGTAGCTCGTGGCTGGAGCAGGAGGCGCTGCAAACTGGACATCCTCTCCAATGGCGAGTTTGTAAATCAGTCCAGGTGATAGTTCTTTAAGCTCCTCCTGCTCAGTTGAGGAGAGGGGGTCGGTGGCAAGGTCGGGATTACGAATAAAAACACTAAAACAATTAGAGAGCTTTTGTTGTAGAAGGACAGTTGATTGATACTCAAAAAGATCTCGGAGTGCCAATAAGCACGGGTGAAACCACGAAATAGACCTAAGTTGGCCTGGACGTTCTTGCCTTCTAATGAAAAGAATTTCTTCGGCAGGAATTCGATGAGATACTCCCGAGTATGTTGTATTAATCGCACCTCCTGGATGATCAGGATAAAGCCAGTAGGCTACAACTTTTTCATTTTGAATTTCGACTCCTTGGATGACGTAGGAATTTTCTGAAATTCGATATTCACGTGTCGTATCTAAAAAATCAGGTTCAAGCACCTGCAGGGAGAATGGAATAAGAGAATCTGTCTTTCCCTTTCGAATTCGGACTAAACACTCCCCGGACTCAACCACAGTACGCATCACCATTGATTGAATTTGATAGAAATCTTTTTGGCCATCAAAATCAATTGCGGTGGACTCAGCCCAGTTCTTCCAAAGGCTTTTTATCTTTTCTCTTTTTATTGAATCTTCGCAGCGAATCTGCGGACGAATTCCTACACCCACGGTTGAGTTAACAATTGCTCGCAATGCAGCGTGTGCATACGGATTGTTTCTAACCAAATCTCTGGCTCGATCTCGAACGGATAAACCATATCGACTTTCCGTATTTGCGGAAGTCTTTGGAGCGATGAAATTCTTGGTGCGTCTTCCAAACTCAGCACCGTCGTAAAAACGCTTAAAATATTGCTCTTTCGCCCGAAGAGTCTTTCTTTTTAAGCCTCGCTCAGGACTAACGTAGCTAATGATTCGATCTAAGAGGAGCTCATTCATTTGGCCATCTCTCCCCTCTTCTAAGACCAGATGAGAAAGAGGCGTAAATTGTCTTTTTAGAACGAGACTTTGAACTACAAAGAAGATTGTACAGCCTGATCATGTCATCAAGGGAGCGATAGGTAACACTTCGATCAGAATAGCTTACAGTCTGCATTCCTGATGCAATTGCAGCTCTAAGCACTTCTAAATCCTTATCGCTAAATTGTGATCTCTTCTCTGTTTCTTTCATCAATTTGGAAGATATCTTGAAAAAAACATCTTGAGGAGTACAACAAAGTTCACTTTTTAACTAAATTCTTAAATCTTTTTTTATCTTGCTCCAGTGTACTGACTGAAACCTGTCTAACCCGACTACACATGCAGCAGCCCTTGCATAGAGTCTCGCGTCAAGTGCATGATTGTCACGGTAGATTTTTTCCCATTCCCATTTAGTGCCACCATTTTTTAGAAGCTTCTCCACACATTGCTCAGCTGTAAGTTGTCTGAAATATTCGGTATCGTATTCTGGAAAGTGACAATATCCTGCCGGATAGAGCTCATCAGCTTGAGTGGGTTTATCTAGCTTGAGCCATCCATAGAGTTCATGTTTCATTGTAGAAGAACCAACAGGCCATACACGTATACTATTGGAACTTGTTCTCCCATTGCGGGATACATCTTGTGATCGTGCCGTTCCTACCACAGTCGTTAAATGATCTTGTCCTTT